ATAAGAAACGTAGAAGGTTATAGAAACTACGATAAGTCTGAGTTTGCTGCGGCTACTGCATTTCAAGATGGTGATGAGGCTAAGTTAGAAAGTGCTTATAATCAATTACACGATCTAACCGAGTTCACTAATCCTAAGAACTATAAGACATATGACGAGCTTAAGGCAAAGTTAATGAGAGTTCTTGGTGAGGAAATGAACGTAGGTGCTTATACAGTAAAAGAAGAAAATAAGATTAATGAGCCAGTTGAATCTGTCGCTCCAGTAACTGCGGAAGAAGTTGATACTTCTGAAGAAGATACAATGTCTTATTTTGCAAAGCTTGCCAAAGAAGACGCTTAAGGCGAAAAACAATCTTGTAAGTCATTATTGAACTTATTAGTAATAACAGGAGCGCTATTATTTACATTAGTGCTCCTTACACTATTATCAATAACAGTATTTTGACTACCGGCCGTAGCGCCTCTTCGTCTGTCTCTTCTAGAAGTATTTAAGTTAGGTGGACTGGTTTGAACAGTATTATTTCTACCAAGTATAGTGTTAACTCTTCCAACTTGAGAAACTAATTGGTCTGTTTTAAGATTAGGATCAAGTAAACCACCACTTCCTTCTTTACCAAAAGTTATCTTTCCAAGTTCATTATCAAATCCTGCAAAAGATAAAGCACTACCAAATGCTTGCTTTATTCTGTTTCCAAATCCTGTCATTTCGTAAGTACCACCGTTTGCCATAACATGTAATAGTTTTCTTGTTTCAGACAACGTTATAGCTAAACTTGAAAATGATTTTGAAAATTCATCAATGTTAAATCCACCAGCAACTTTATTAAAAGTTACCATAAATTTAGAAAGTGCCGATCCTATAGTTTCTAGTTTTTGCCCAAGATTATCTGGTAATTCTTGTAATGGTTTCATAGAATCAACCATATCTCTTATCATATTTTTTCTTGTAGTCTTTTGATCTTTTAAATCAGTGCCAAATAAAAAATTCATTACTTTTTTAGCACCATCTACAAGACCATCAACGAGTTGAACACCACCAGTTCCAACCATTGCTGCAAATAAAGCAGGGCCTATACCAGCTATCGCACCTATTTTTTTAAGTAATCCTTCGCCTTCAATTTGATTTAAAGAAGCCAAACCTCCTGCGATATTAGTTACTAAAACTTTAAACGCGCTACCGTCAACACCTAGAACTGCACCAAGTTTTGATATACCTGCTAAGCCAGTAATAAAAGCTCCAATACCTAATCCTATTGCAGCCAAACCTAATGAAGCTGCTTGAGCGCCACCAGGAAAAAGAGATATTAGTGCACCACCAGCCATTGCTGCGCCAAGAGCCAAAAACGACTTAGTACTAAAAGCATCTAAACCTCCAGCTATATTTGTTAATAGTACTTTTAAATTTGCTCCACCGTCACCGTCCATCATTTGTATCAACTTATCTGAACCGGCTAGAGCTGTAAAGAAACTTGCGAGACCTACACCAACTGCAGCTAATCCTTTCATTGTTTTACCTGGAAATAAAATACCTGCAGCTAAAACTGTGCCAAGAGCCATAAATGATTTACTACTAAATGAACTTAAACCTTCAGATAAATTTATTAGAAGTTTTTTTATACCTTCACCAGCGTCTGCAGATGCAAATTTATTAATTATGGCTTCTGCTCCAGCTAAACCTAAAAAGAATGCACCTAAACCTACACCTGCTGGACCTAACCCTGCAAGTATTTTACCAGCAGCTGATCCTATACCTTTTGCCAATAAGCCTAGTCCACCTAAAAAACCTAGATTTTTTAAACCAGAAAAACCAGAAAAAAATCCACCAGACTTTTGAGCTTTAGGACTACCGCTTGCTCTACTAGTTTGTTCTGCTGCTCCGGCTTTACCGCTTTCACGTTTATCCTCAAGACTAGATCTTTTTAAATCAGCAAAGAACTTACCAAACATATTTTCGAGGCCAGCAATGCCTTCGTTAATATCAACGTTAGTTTGATTATTTTGCCTTAATTGTTCAATAACATCACCAAGTGTTGAATATGCTCTAGCCATTTTAACCTCTTTGTGCTTCGTTCATTTTCATCTCTTCTTCTTTAATATGTTCTACTAACATATCTACGTATACGTCTCTTTCCCATGGTATCAATCCGTCTATCTCACCTAATGAATACTTATGATGCTGCATCAAATCAAAATTTGTTTTATAGTGATTATGCAGTGATGTATGAGATAGACTAATTATAAAAAACTTTGCAGGCCCTCCATCAATACACTATTATCAGTAGCGCATTTTTTACATTTAAAATTTGTAGTATGACTTAGCTTTGGAATAGTTTCAAGATAGTCTTTTACTTTTTGAAACTGAGCTTGTGTCATTGATTCTAAGAACTCTTGAAACTCAGCGCTATCAACCTCTCTCATATCTATTCTTTCATTTTCTGTCATAACAGAAACAACAGCTTCTTTTATTATAGAAAATATTTGTTCTGTTGGCGTACCTTTTGTAAGTGTATCGCTGTTAGCTAAAGCCAAATAAGAAGGATGTTGCATCTCAATCGATATCTTATCTGTTATTTCAATAACGTTTGGTGCATGCTTTACTTCCATCTTAATGTCATTTAAGTTAATAGTAACTTCATTTTCTTCTTGACACGAAGTACACTTAAATAATAACTTGGCTGTCTCACCTACAGATTTACTTCTTATTTGTAAAAACAAATATTCAATATCGTATGAAGTAAGTTTAGTAGAGTCAACATCTGTCATTATGCAGGACTTTACAGTATCTAATACTGAAGTTGCTATTTGTTTGGGATCTTGTGATTCAACAGCAATCAGCATTATTTTTTCTTCTTTAACCAAAAATGGTCTAACTTTAATTTCCTTCTTACTTGAAGGAATAGTTAAATCATACTTTGGTACATTATTAAGTTTAGGTAACAAACTCATTCATTCACTCCTTATAATACATCAATTCCACCAAGTGGTGTATCAATATCCATGTTAATAAATCCTTGCGTATTTGAAGCTCTTCTCCAGTTAGTATACGCAAACGTAACTGTTAATTGTACTAATCCATCTAATTCGTTGTTTAATTCAATAGCACTTGTAGCTACAGGAAAGGCTTCTAATAATTCAACGGAATAAACACTTCCACCACCTAATCCTAATCCAAATCTTACTGGACCTACTTGTCTACTAAATCCTTTTAATGGTTGCCTTAATTGGTGTATGGTTATACTTTTAGCATAACTACTTTTATAATTACTTGTAAAAGCGTTACCACCATCTTCTGGTATTGCACTGTTTCTCCAAGCATCAAAATATTCTTTTACACCATAATCATTCATCAAGTAAAATGTCATGCTTACATCATCAACAGCATAACCGTAAGCAACCTTTTGAAACTCCATTCCAATTCTACGTTCACTAGTTAATGTAACTTTAGCAGGTAAAGTTGTGTTTGAACAAAGTATGTTAAGTTCTCTACCTGATGCTCCGCCACCGCCTATATTTAATAAACCTAAAACACTTCCAAGTATTCCACCACTTCCACCAAAACTTGTTGGAAAGGTTACTAAAAAACGATTTGGTCTTGCAAAACCTAACTTGGTATTTGCCAATGCTTTTAATTCATCTACACTACTAGCCATTAGCTATCCTTCTTGATTCAGAATATACTCTATTTGCGCTTTGTTTTTGCCACCTTGCTATTGGCAAGAATGTTGCTATCTCCCATTCTGGTGATGCAACTTCAGCAAACCTTGATTTAACATGTTCTAGTAAGTAATGTTTTATACAAGGCTTGAAATATCTGTATCTTGCTGCGCCTTTAAGTAAATTGTATGTTAATCTAAATCGCGTACTCTCATCATACTTATCATTGTTTGTTGTTTCTAATAAACTATCTAAAAACTTTGCTCTTAGTACTGGTGGTAAATAATGTAGGTTTAATCCTCTAAAACCACCTTTTGCTGGTTCAACTGGTATTACTAATGGAAACGTATCATAATAAGGTAACTTATCTTTTAACTTTGGATCATAAGTAAACATTATCATTGAACCATATCTTTGTGTATTTGTTTCTTTTACTTCTGGATTTCTTATAAGTTGTGAACGATTAACTCTAGTTAACTGTTGAACTTTCTTACGAAACCATTCTCTTGATTCTCTTGTTCTAGGTGTGATACCTTTTCTAAAAGCTTCTAGTTCAAGTTTTTGAAATAAATTACTCATGTTTCTATTTATAACTTTTTCTTACGTTTTCTTTTACGAAATGGCTTTAATGGTGTGTACTTTTTAAGTTTACCTGGTACAGGTTTTGATAAAAGTTTCATTTCTTGTAATGTTTTTTCTGTCCATACTTGAAACTCCCAACCTCTATCTTTCGCATATTCATTTGCTGCTTCCCATTTATTCATATTCTTAATATAATTTAAACCTTCTGCAATATATTGTTTGGTTCTCTTTTGTCCTGTAGGTGGCATTGTTTCTTTTTCAGGTTTTATTTCAACTAAAAGTGTTTTATCTTCATAAATTATTTTTACGTCAACGTAATATCTGTGGTATTTTTTATCGACTTCATAGTAATATGGAATAATAACTTCTTCAGAACTCCAATATTTAACTGAAGGATTGTTATCACACCAACCAAATACAGAACGTTCCCAAAGAGACCTATAAATAACGTTATTAAAGTCACCTTTGTATTTTGTTTTGTTTTTAACTATGTAACGACCTGAATAAACCATATAAATAACCAATAATACTTTAATATATGTATAAGGAATTATAATGTCAATATTCGATAAAGCCGGTCCGCTTGGTGAAAAAATAAGAGGACAATCTAACGATGTATTTAAAAATTTAGAAAATGCAGCTCCGCAGTTAGAAGATTTGGCCGCAAGAGGGACTTCACTTTTAAAATCAATTTTTGGTCTTGGTGGAGGTTCCGGAGAAAGTTTAAATTATCCATTAGACGTTGAAGGTAATCCTGCTTATAACGCTACAGTTTCATTTCAGGTTGTTGAATTTAGGTCTGCAATTCCTGGTAAATCACAAAAGAGTCATTTAAAACAAGTAACTGATAATATAAAATCTGCGTTAAAGTCTCAAGATGCAACTAACAATGTAGGATCAGGTGTCGGAGGAGTTGATGATACTACATCTCCTTTATCGCCGTTTGGCCCTGGTACAATTTCAGGTGTTGGAGGAGTTGATGACACTGCTTCTGAACTTTCGCCATTTGGACCCGGAACGGCTTCAACTGTTGGAGGAGTAAATGATACAACTTCTGAGCTTTCTCCGTTTGGCCCTGGTGCCACCGCAAAAAAAGATAGTAAAGCAGAAGCAGCACAACTTAAAAAAATAAGTAATACAACTTCACCATTAGGTTTCTTTCCTAAACAAGGTACTCCAAATATTCGAATGTTTTTTCCTAATGGATTTAATTTTGCTGATGGTGTTGGTTATCAATCAAGTCCATTAGGTATAGCTGGAGCCGCAGCAGAAAGTGCAGCAAATGCCGCAGGTGGTGCTGCTGTAGGTGGTGGTGGATTAGGCGCGTTAGAAGCTTTTGGCCAAGGTTTACTTGACGATGCAAAGGCTGCTGTTAAAGTAATTGCAGAACAAGATCTTGATATCGGTCCTGCTGGTGTAGAAGCTGTAAGGTTTGCTGCTACAAGAGCTGCTGCAAGAAGTAGCACTGCTCAACCGATAGTAAGTAATATTACTAAAATGACTGTCAATCCAAACATAAGAACTTTATTCAACGGTGTTAATGTAAGAGAATTTACATTTCAATTTAAAATGATCGCAACATCTCCACAGGAAGGTCGAGTTATACAAGACATTATTAAACTCTTTAGAACAGAGTTATATCCAGAAGCTTTTAACGTTCCAATCGGTAAATCTAACGTGGAAGCAAAACTTGGATTTAACTTTCCAAATGCATTTAAGATAAGATTTAATTTTAAAGGTGTAGAAAATCAAAACCTACCAAAGTTAAAAGAGTGTTATCTTAGAACAATGAGTCACACTATAAATCCTACTGGCGGTGGTTTTAAAGTTGATGGTAAGCCAAACGAGATTGATATGACACTAAGTTTTGTAGAAAATCAAACTCTTGATAAAGATGATATTAAGGCAGGTTTCTAATGTTATATTTTAACGAATTTTCAGATGTCGCTTATAAATTTGGTGACGAAGTTGATCCTACAATTTTTCAAGATATATCTATATTCGCAGAAGTTGTAGATCAAGTAAAAAATGATATAACTTTTTTAAATTCATTTACGATACAAGAAGGGTTTAGACCTGATCAAGTTTCACAAATATTATATGACACTCCACTTCATTACTGGACTTTTTATCTGATAAATGATAATATAAGAGAACAAGGTTGGCCTTTAATAAGAAATGAATTTGAAGAATATATAAAGAAAGCATTTCCAAATACAACACTTACAACAAGAGATAGTGCGTTAGTAACAAAGTTTAAGGTTGGCCAAACTGTTACAGGTAACTCATCTGGTGTAAGTGGTAAAATTATAAAAAGAAATATTGATTTAGGACAGTTAGTTATCGAAGGAATAGTAAATTTCAGACAAGCGGGTGAAACTATAAGTTCAACAAATTCATCAGGTGATGTTGAATCAATGATTATTGTTTCAAGTACAAAAGAGTTTCAATCAGCAAGTCATTATGTAGATGGAAATAATCAAATAGTTGACATAGACTTTACTGTTGGACCTGGCGGTTTACTGACCGAAAAGACTCATGAAGACGTATATTTTGCTGTTAATGAAAGTTTACGAGATATTGCTGTGATAAGACCAGAACTAGTAAGCACACTATCAAGCGGTTTTAAACAAGCCATAAGAGGTTAATATGTCTTTTGGCACAGAAAGAACCACTGATTATCATCTTACCGAAGCTATAATAACTTCCGATCGAACAATAACAGGCATTGATATTTTTAAGAATGTTAATGCAATGAAAATATTTGAGCACATTGAGAAACCATATTTAACTATGGTTTTATCTTTTGCTGATGAAGAAAATGTAGTTCAAGACATGGATTTTCAAGGTGGAGAAAAAATATCTATAACGCTTGTTGATGCTGAAGAAATAGAGTCTGCCTTTGAAATAAAAAAACAATTTGTTATTGATAGAATAGTTGATGTTAAAAAATTAGAAGAAAGAAGAGAAAACGTTGTAGTTCATTGTACTGAATATCATATGTTTGAATCTGTTACACAGAATGTTAATAAGTCATACACGGGTTCGCCTACATCAATAATACAAAAAATTATTGATGAACATCTATCTAAAAAATGTTTGATTGATGGTGAAGATTCAGTAAAAGATATGAAAGTTGTAATACCAAATCTTAATCCTATTGAAGCAGTTAATTGGTTAAAAAAAAGAAGTACTACTAAAGACGGGTTTCCTTTTTATGTTTATTCACCATTAGGTGTAAGCAACATAGTAGTTAGAGATCTAGGTCGAATGTTAGAACAAACTGTACAAAATCTTGAAAATCCTTATGTATATGCACCAAGCGCAAATTTAGGAACATCAAATATAAAGTATTATACAATTGATGATTTTCAGTATGAATCTGCAGAAAGTTTGATTCCTATAATAAGTTCTGGTTTTGTAGGTTCAAAAAATGTTTTCTATGATACATTAAGTGGAATAAGTGAATCAATACACTTTAATGTAGATGATTTGTTTCAAGAGATGATGGCAAAAAATTTACTTGGTGGTGATAATAAAAGATACGCATATTCAAATGAATATAAAATTAAAGATAAAAGTTTAGGTCAATATGATTCGAGAGTTGTATCATCTATAAGTTCATCTGGTGCATATAATAATTTAGACACAGTTTTTAAAAGTTACAACGACGAAACTGTTAAAGGAAATGAAAATAAAAAAATAAAGCAAGCTGCTTTAAAAAGTTTCTTATCTAAATCTCCTTTAAGTATAACAGTTAAGTCTCGAGAGTTTTTAACAGGAGATAATAACTACACGCTTGGAAAGGCTATAAGAGTTGCTTTTCTTGATACTCAGGCGTCACTTGAAGATAGCAAGCCTGTTTTTGATTTAAAAAAATCTGGTGATTATTTAATTGTTGCAGCAAATCATTCATTTTTTTTAGAAAGAGCAACTACTCAACTATTACTCGGCAAGATAGCAAGCTTAGGTGAGGAGACTAAATTATAATGGACAACTACTATTATGGAGATACTATTAGATGGTTTATTGGAGTTGTAGTAAGTAATAATGACCCTTTAAAATTAGACAGGGTAAAAGTAAGAATTCATGGTGTTCACACAGAAGATACGCTTGCCATACCAGATGAAGACTTACCTTGGGCACAAGTTAACATACCAGTAACAGAAGATGGTAGTTCAGGTCTTGGCGGTAACTCAAGACTTAAAAATAGAGCTCAAGTTTTTGGTATATTTCTTGATGGTAAAGATTCGCAATTACCATTAGTGCTAGGTTCAATACCAAAAATTGAAACATTAAGAAACGATGTTAGTGAACCATCAGGAGAGTTTAATCTTAATCTAGATGGAAATACTAATATAGAAAAAGCATTTAATTTTTTTATATCACCAATTGGTGGTTCATTTACACCACAACAAGCATGTGGTATGATAGGAAATTTTTGTGTTGAATCTGGTGCTACCACAAACGGAGGTGACATAAATCCGTTAGCAAGGTCAGGCTTTCAAGATGAAAATTCATTTGGTATTGCACAATGGAATCCAGCAAAAGCTGCAGGTGAAAGATTTAAACAGCTCGTACAATATTCTTCTAGAATAGGTTTAAACTATAACACGATTGAAGCGCAATTAAGATTTGTAAAGTTTGAATTAGAGACTCAAGCCTTTCTTGGTCTAGGACAATTAAGAAATACTGAGACCGTTGAAGAAGCTACTATTGTATTTCAAGATAAATATGAAAGACCAAACAAAGCATTAGCTCATACAAAACAAAGAATAGCTTTTGCACAAGAAACATTTAATAAACTTGGTATAGGTTCAACTGAAGAGGATGCAATATGAGCAGTGGCTCAATACAAATTAAAAGAAAAGATAGAAATGATGGTGCTGGTAGTACATTTGATGGTATAAAATTTACTTTTTCACCAAATATAAAAGTTACTCAGCTTACTGGTCTTAGAGTAAAAAGAACTCGTGCTGCTGCTGACGACCCCGGTGCAATATCGCAAAATATATTTAACGATCCTTCAAAATTTATTTTCAATGGCACATCAATTACATTACAGATTGGAAGGCAAGAATTCATAGCAGTAGACTTTGTAAGAGAAGTTAGTGAAGAAGAATTTCAAGCTGCAGCAACACCTGAAATGATTCAATTTAGAAACGTTTTGTTAAGTGGAATAGGCAGCGATTTAAAAGGTGCTGCTGAAAGTGAAAAAATGAAAAACGTTATATCTAATATGAGTTCTATGAATAATTCAGGCGAAGTAAGAAACGGATTGCAAAGTTTACAAAGTGGAGCTAAACCTACTTTAGATTTTAGAAACAGACCAACAGTGGCTCAATTATTACCAGGTGCAGGTGACGGCTCTGCTGATAAAGTAGATTCACTTAAAAATGAATTGTCAAGTTTGTTTCAAAAGACAAATATGAAATCAAGTGGAAATTTAAATAAATCAGTTTTTGCTATGGCAAGTACAGCCTCTTTTGCTAATATACTTGAAAAACATACTACAATGTCAAAAACAAAAATTAAAAAAGAAACAGAAAAAGTTTTACCTTCAACTATATCAAATAAAGTTTTAACTACTGCAAGAGAAGCAATAGATGATAAGTCTGTAGGTAAGACTCCATCAAGTAATGTTGTGCAAAGCGTTAGAAAAGAAGTAGCAATAAAGGCAAAAGAAATTAATTTTGCAGGTTTTACTACAGATGCGGCAGGTTTAATTCCTGGTGCAAGTAGGTCAGGCGCAAATGCTTTAGCTCATAATTTTGCAAAATTAAAAGGTATATTTAGCGGAGTAATTGATAGTTTAACTTCAAAGGTTCCAGGTGTTGCAAAGGGAGTTAAAATTCCTGATGGAAAAAATATACCTAACCTTGTAGAAGGTGTTGATGAATTTACAGGCAAAGTTTCTCTTGATACTAACGTAAGAAGATTTATACCAAAAGGTAGTCTTACATCAAAAATTGTAAAACCAGTTTCTTCTGAAAAAGTAACAGGTTCACCAACAACTTTTAATGGATCAAATAGTGAAAGACATGAATTTAAATTTGTTGATACAGATGACGAATTATTTGATGAATTATCTTCAAGTTCTAGGCTTAATTCAATAAAATTTGATGCAATAAGTGTTCTAACTGTTGGATATCTTGGCGATGATAGGTATGGTCCACCTGATAAAATGAATGCAAAAAAATTACATGAATTAAAATTAGTTGAAGACAAACAAGAATTAATAAGAAGAAACATTGAATCCGGTAAAACACCTGAAGAGGCAAGAAGGTTAGCTGATACAACATTTAAATTTCAGTCTGCAAGGTTTGGCATTCAATCACATTACTTATGCTTAACTGACGGTAGAATTGAAAGAGGAAGACCGATTAATGAAGTTAGGCATCCAGAAAGAGATCAATATGCAGACATTGGTTTAGAATTTATGTTTGTAGCAGGACCAAAGAATCCAGTAAATCCAGCTCAACATGAATCATTTGAAAAATTTATGAGAAAAATTATAAAGGTAGTAGCAGGGTTGAATGTTTATGGTGATTATGAAATACTTGAGCAGTCAACTGGTCCGGGGTTTGATATGGGTGCCTTAAGAGAAAAACTTGATATTGATTATAGAATTATTGAGAATCCTGCAGATTTAGAAAACAAAGATTTAGATAGAAAAGTTTTATCTATAATTCAGCCACCAAAAAATTTAATACCAAAGAAAGTAGTTACAGAACAAGAAACAAAAGTTAATAACACAAATCCATCTAAGATAACAAAAAATTTCGAAACAGTCGATCCTAAAACTGGAGAACAAATAAAACAAGAAGTTGATGCTGGCATAGCTCAATTTGAAAAAGTCATGGGCGACATCAAAACAGGTAAAATTGATATAGATACTAATATTAACAATGCTGCAAATCAATCATTTAATGCAGCTAAAAAAGGTTTTGCTGATTTAAATATTAAAACTGGATTTGAAGGTTTTGACAATAATACAAGTCAAGTCGATGGTTTTCTTTCGAATGTAAAAGCAAGTACTACCGATCTTGCTAAAAGAATTAAACAAGGATTATTTAAATAAATGACAAAGAGAGAAGAAACTGATATTCTGAGTGATGCTGTAAGTGCATCTTTAAAACAACGTGATAACGGTAAAAGTGATCCGCTTGGTATATTTCCAAGAGTTGATTATGAAGAAGCATCATCGGTAAATAACATTGCAAGAGGTTCAAAAAGAGTAAATGTAGAAGTAAGTGGTTCATGCCCTGGTGTAGATTTAGGATTAAAAAAAGAACCGACTAGTATATATCCAAACAATAAAGTTACAGAAACTATACGTGGTCATATAATAGAAGTTGATGATACACCTGATGGCGAAAGAATAATGATTCGTCATAGAACTGGTTCAGGCGTTGAGATGCGTGCAGATGGAACTATGGTTTATGGTTCTACAAACAATACGGTAAGAGTTACAGCTAGAGATGAGAAAGTAATTGTTGATGGTGACGGTGAATTACACTATTGTGGTAATTTAAAATTAAAAGTTTCTGGTGATTTTGATATTGAAGTTGGTGGAGACTTTAATGTTAAATGTGAAGGCGACATAGAACAAACAGTCAAAAGAGGATATATTCTTGATATAGGTGGTAGCAAAGAAGAACAAATACTTGGTGGTACATCGCAAACTGTAGGTGGCGATAAAATGAATTTTGTGCATGGTAATAATAACGATATTATTAAAAAATCAAAAAGTTTATTTGTAGGCGAAGACCAGAATAATAATACAGGTGGAACGTTATTCATGACAGCAGAAAAAGAAGTTACTTTTACTTCTAAGAGTATTAACTTAGCAGCTTCTTCTTTAGCAGTATCTGGTGATAGTGGAACAATAGGTGGTGAAGAAATTGTAATGTATGGTAAGACAGCCCACATTCCTAGAATTAACTCAACCGAGATGACTTCAACAACTTTTAGAGGAGATTTAGTTGGTACTGCCACTCAAGCAATTGATGCTAATCAATCTGCAAAAGCTGCAGTTGCGGGTGCACTAGGATCCGGTGCTGGCACTGGTGGACATAGCGCAACTGATACAACAGCAACAAATAAAAATACTCAGCAGCCTACAAAAACATTAATGAACAGTGCACTTGAAAACTCTACAGTTGCAATTAAAAGATTATCAATTGATGAAGACAGAGCGTTATTTAACAAGTTAAATAGATTAGAACATTATGGCGGTGTATCAACTACAGATTTAAATACTATGCAAGTAAGATCAAAATTAAGAGATCCTAATAATGCAAGAAATGAAACATTTATTGGTGCATGTATAACTGATGGCGTATTATCTCCACACGTTTCAAGAATGACACCAGCCGCTACTGGAAGATCAGTTGGTAAAGATAAGATAGCAGTAAGAGGTGGTGTTCCTCTTGGAAGATCTAGAAATCCAGCAAAATTATATAAGTCAGATAAAATTACAAACGTTAAAACTGATTATTATGTTGCACCAACTTTTAATCCTGTAAATCAAGTAGCAGCAGGATTACCTATCACTATGAGAACAAAGCTTGCACCTGGTATAACAATGGCTAAGTTTGTTGCACCTCATGGAGATCCTGTTACTTTAACACACATATTAAAAGAAGAAGAAAGATT